GGTGTGTTTTGCCCTCTTCTCTCCGCTCTTTCCCTGTTCCCCCCCCCCCCTATTTGCCCGGCCGCGGGGCAAAACGTGGTGGATTCGCTGGTTATGCCTTAAGGGTTACCTTCACGAATGCCTCGGGGCGGCGTACCGCCAGAGTCAGACGCTCCTCAGCGAGAACGGCAAAGCGACGGTTGGTGAAATCGTCAGAATCGGCGTTTGAGGCGTTGAGCGTCAGCGAGCCCTTGCGGTAGACGGTTGCACCTTGCTTACCGGCGCCAACGATGGCGGTGCCAGCAGGCACTTCGTTGGACTGGATGGTGGGCAGGCCCCATAGCCCGGGTTCGGGCATAAAGGTGCCGTTTCCGTAGGCTCCGGTGAAGGGGCCGCCAGCGAGATACTGCCCGTTTTCGTCCTTTGCTAGGCGCAGCTTGTCGTAGTCGGCAGGGTTCATGAGGATGCCGTCGGCGTGCAGACCGGATTTCTGGAAGACCGCCGACTTTGCCTTATAGAGCAGGTCGAGGTTGGTTTCCTTATCGTCCTTGGGGGTAGCCGCTGTGATGGTCTGAATGCCGGTGCGGTTGAGCAGACCCTTGATGTTGGTGCCTGCGCCGTCGCCAGAGAGTAGCTGTTCAGCTTCAACAAGGATGAGCTGGAAGAGCAGGGAGTCGTTGATTTCTGAGACGAGGAAGGCGAAGTCTTCGGCCATGTCGTTAGAAATCTTCACGAACGCGGCGATAGCCTTCAGCGCCTCATTGACCTGCTCGTAGTTGGGGGCGGAAACCTGAGTTACCTTGCTGTTTTCGCGGGCAGTTGCAGGCTTGCCGTTAGCTACTTTATCCCAGAGCTTGGAAACGAAGTAGGTAATGGAGGTGCCGGTGATTTCGCCCGATCCGAGCCAGTCAGAAATGACCGGTGCCTGCTGCCAGGGCTTGACAATGGTCTTGTCAATGTCCGGGATGTTCAGGTATGAGGCGCTGCCGATGACGCCGGTTGTGGCGACGTCAGTGTTTGCCTTGGCGCCGGTGCGGGGAAACTCCGCGATAGCGAAGGTTCCCTGTGCACGGTTCTTGAACGCGGCGATAGCGCCGTTATCCTTGAGCCCGGTGGCGACGTGCTCGCCGAGAGACTTAGCGGCAGGTGCGCCCTGCTGCTCCCGTGCAGGCTGAGGGGTGCCGATGCCCTTGAATAGGTCACGCGATGCGTTCAGGTTATCGAACCGCTTGGTGAGGGTTTCGTGCTTTTGCTTAAGCTCTTCAAGGCGGCTTTCGTCGGCGGCGGTGATATGCTCCTTGAGGCCGCGGTCGATAATGTCGTTGGCTTCGGCCTCGACCTGCTGAATATCTTCAAGGATGGTAGCCATTTAGTTGCTTCCTTTCCAGGTGAAATGTTTTTTGAGGTCTTCGGCCTCCGTTGCTGACAGCGTGCGCTCTTTGACCGGGCGGCGATCCTGAGCTTTGGCGGTTTCCCGCTCCTGGGCTGTGTCGTCGTCTGGTTCCTCGGAACTACCGTCGTCGTCGGTGGCGTCAATAACCTTGTTGATGAGGTCTCGCGCTTGGGCGAGAAGTTCGGCGTTGGCGGCAGAAATTTTTCTGCCGGCCTTTAGACGGGTAACCGCGTTTTTGACGTCGGTTATCTCGGTTTCCGTGTTAGCCCCGATTTGGACGATGGAAACCTCAAAGATGGTGAGCTTGCGAAGCTCGTATGCTTCACCGCCGGGGGCGGCGTCGTTTTCGACGAGTTCGGCGTCGTCGATTTGGTAGGCGAAGCTCATTTGCGCCACGCGCCCGGCTTTGATGAGCTCGTAGGCGCGGGCGGCCTTCGGGTTTGAGTCGATGTCGAGTTGGACGGTGACTTTCAGACCGATTTCGTCTTCGACGGCGGCGAGAGTTTCCCCGATGCACATTTCTGGATCGTCCATGCGGTGAGCCCAATAGCAGGGGATACCTGCACCGCCGGGCTTATACGTTGCCAGTGACTCCGTAAATGCGCCTTTGATAACGATGTCGCCGTAAGAATCAACGTTCCCGAACTTTGAGGCGTAACCTTCGAATACGCCAGTCTCACCGGTACTGTCGGCGGCCTCTTTGACTGTGAGGTCGCTCAGCACAGCGGTTTTATACAGCAGACTCATAGGGTGTCTCCTTCTAGATACGACAAAACCCCCGTGACGGGGGTTTTTGGATTGGCCTCTATCAGGTCGTACACCCGCTGAGCGAGCGCCGCCGGTGTGTCGGTGTGGCCGGTGAGGTCTTGGGTCAGTTCTTTTTCGAATCTTCCCCGGTGCATGCCCTTTGAGGGGATGATTCGCTCGACGCGCTTGAGATGGTTGCGAATGACATCCAGGGGTAGGGCTTTTCCTGCCGGGTTTGGATCGCCGCCATCTTGCGGGCTCGCTTGCCCGCCGATGAGTACGTTTAGCGGTGTAATGAGTTCGTCGCCGCCCTCGACCGCCGGTAAGTTCTGGATTTTGCGTGTTTCGTTGCGTGTCATCCAGGGTGCGCCGGTGGCTGTTGAGAGGATGGAGGCTTGTTCTTCGAAGCTGCCGCGTAGTTTCTCTTGGACGTTGAATTCAACAAAGGTGTTTTCGTCGGCTCCGAGCTTTGGCAACACAAAGGCGTTAATGCGGTCTTCGATTTTGCGTAGTACCGGCCCGAGCGTGTTGGTGTACAGCATTTTGTTGAATTCGCGCATGTTCGCGTAGGTTGCCCCGTCGGAATCGCCGACCATTGCCGGCGCCACCTGATACACCTGTGCGACGGTACGCAGGGAGAGGCGAACAGATTCGGCCCATTGCTCGTCGGCGGAGTTGAAGCTGACTCGTTTGAGCTCCATACCGTCTTCGAGTAGTGGTGTGCCACCTGCGCGGGACCCTGTATCCCCGGTGAAAGCTTCGAACATCTCATAGAAACGTTGCCGGGCTGTTTTGTCCCAGCTCGGGGCGGCGGCAGGGCGCGTCAGATATGAGCCAACACGTCCGTTGCGTTTCCACAGCTGTACCCGGTGCTTGCGGGAATGGTACTGCTCTTCAGCTGTGAGCCGTAGCGTCTCGATGGGGGATGCGTCCGAGCCTGGTACGGGATTCCAACCGGTGAATTCAATAACGTTCTCTGGTGGCACTTTTACGGGCTCATCGGCGAAGGGGGAGAGAATTTCATAATGGCGGATCGCCATATACCCTTCGTAGCTTGGTTTGACCCATGATGCCGGGAACGGGTGAATCTCAATCTCGCCACTCTCGCCGGTGAGGAAGAACCAGTAAGCACGGTGGTGCAGGTCGAGATTTCCCACCAGGTCGGCGATAAGCTCCGAGCCGGTCATGTACTTGTTGGGGCGTATGCACAGTGTGCGCGCCACCGTTGAGGTGCGGTCGCGTTCACGGTCGCCGTCAGCTTTCATAGTGAAAGCGTGTAGCCCGAGTTGGGAGACCTGCTGCACACGAAAATCAATGACCGTGCGCAGATGCGGTTGAGTACGCCACATCTCCTCCGGTGTCATGTGTGCGGGGCTGCCGTTATCGAGACCCTGGGAGTTCACCAGGATTTGCACGGGCCGCCCGGCGAACATGCCAGCGGCGCGGGAGACGCGGGAGCGTAGAGCATCAACAATAACGCGGCCTGCTGAGGATGCCATATGCTACCACCACTTCTCGTATTCGTCCGTGTATGCTGACGCTGTTTTTTCCTTTTTCACGCCGGTTGTTAGACCCCACAGGGCGACCGATGCGGCGCAGAGCGGGGCAATATCCACCGGGGATTTATCCCGGTTGAAAATCCAGGAATCACCCATCGTCTTTACCTGTGCCTCAGCCAAAGCTAGTAATAGGTCTGGTTGGTTTCCCCACCGTATGGTGTGCTGAATAACCCGGTCGTAGAATTGCCCGCAACTGTTCGGCAGGTGGGTACCTTCACACCGCGTTACCTCAGTACCTTCTTGCTCGACGAAATCGAGGATCGTACTCACAGGGGCGCCACGCCCTTGCGCTATATACGCTTCGGGTGTGAACGCCAACTTTTCAGCAAGATATTTAGGTACCCATTCGGTATAGGCGCGGCGGGCGATCACCTCAACATGAGGCAACCCATCATCACGCCACCCGGCGACCGCGATATAGGTCATCGACCGGTCTTTAGACACATCAAACCCCAGGTAAAGAGGCGAATCCGGTGCGATTTCCGACGCTTCGTCGGTGCATTCGTCAATATCTTCTTGCTTGAAAATGCCATCTTCGGCAACCTGCACCCACTGACAAAGGTTCTCTGTACGGAATTTATGCTCGGGCATTCCGGCGCCCGGCTCACCTACCAGCGCCGCTTGAGAAGCGAGCGTGTCCTCGGTTGGACCAAAAGGGAAGCCCAAGGATGGGTTGGCTTGCGCCCACCCCTCACGGTCCCAAATGTCACAATCATCGGGCGCAGAATATTCAAAAAGACCCAACGAAGGGTCTTGCGGATAATAGTTCGAATCATGTTCTGCATGTGCACGTTCCTCAATCTCTTTCAGAGCTTTCTCACGTAGGGACCGTAATACGTCGGATTTCGCCTCACCAGCGTTCGAGACAGCGATAACTTGGGAGGAATGGATAGCGTTCGTGGTGTTCGTCATGGCAGACCATGCCGACCATTCGCGCTGCTGGCGCAGCTCATCAAACGCTAGATCAATGACCGAAAGACCACGCCCGCCGTCATCGGATGCGCTCTCACACACATACCGGGCGCCGTTCGTGAGCTGAAAAAGCTTATTGCCGTTCGTGTCCTTCTTTTTGGCAATGTACCGGCGTAGCTGCGCGGATTTCTTGAGCGCGTTAAATGACAGGTCAAGAATTTCTTCCGCCAGGCGCAACTTATGCGCGGTACCGAGCACTAGCGGCGGGTTTTCTTCCGGCCCGTCCCACATAAGCATGCGCCATAGTAGCCGTGAGCTCATGATGTAGCTTTTACCATTCTGACGTGCCACCAAAAGAACAACTGTCTTGAACCGAAAAATCGGGAAGTCGCTCCATGTAAATGAGCCCTCTTTTAGTTCCATCGAATGGATCAGAAACCATTTCTGCCAGGGATGGAGACCACGCCCGAGCTGTTTTTCGATAAATTCGATCGCTTCGAACCCGAATGTTGTCTCTTCGGTAAGCTCACGCAGTGGTTTAGTCCACAGCCGCGGTACTGTTTTCCCGCGCAGCGGCGAACTTGCGGCGGCGGCGCTCCTTGAGTTCATCAATACCGTCGCCTCCATCCTCAGACTTAGGGCCAAGCTCACCACGCGCCAACGGCGTAAGCCCGAGCGCGGCCATGAGCTTAGTCATGTGTGCACCAGAAACAGCAAGCGCTTTATTGAGAGGTTCTATATCGCCTTCGACCTCCCAGATATTGCGGGCGTCATCGATGAGCCGCGCATAGTCTTTCAAGGTGGCGATGGCGAGTTCATCGACGGGGCTAAAAGCGTTATTCTTGCGGGCTGCGCGGATGGATTCTTCCACCTTATTCAGTAATTGGGCCCTGCGAGCCATATAATCAACCCCACAACCCACAAAACTTGATATTTAAAATAAAAAGAATTACAATCACGCACGCACGCGACCCCCCTAACGCTATCGGGGGGAGAGACAGGGAGCGCCCCAGGAAGAGGCCACCCGAAAGGTAATTTGAAAATTTACCGCCACCCCCCCCCTAGCGGGGGGGGCGGTCACACTAACTTACTCCCCACAACC